TTAATAAGAGCTGTGGTTTTGGAAGAATTTGAGTGCCCCAAGAACATATTGATGTTGCCCAAAGCAGGACCAGGTAAACCGCAACTGTTGTGGAAAGCATCACCGACTTCATAAAACTCCGTTTCCTTATATTTGGTCTTTGTGGAGTACTTGTCCTTAATTGCATCTAACGAAAATTCTTTTTTCTTTAATGCCATAATTAGTTGTATTTTACAATTTGTTGTAACGCATCGCTTTTATCTTTCGCGTTTGCATATTTTTCAACCATTTTATCCATTTCTTCCAAGTGTTGTGGGTGTTCACCAATTCCAACTGGATTATTAAAATAGACCAAAAGTGTTGCTTCTGCTTCACTCATTTCGGAAGCATATTTGCTCATAAGAGCATCATAAAGTTTTTTTGAGATTTTTTCTTGAATTGTCATTTTTTAAAGTTATTAAAAACCACCCCGTATTTCAGGGGTAGTTTGATTAATATTTTTTTTAATTAGAAGGGTAGGTCACCGTCAGGTTCGTCTCCGGCTTGTGGGTCAGAAATTGTTCCACCCATAGTCATTTCGCCAGACTCGTCACCGTAAACATATTTACCAAGTTCAGAAGACCAACGTGGAGTTTCACCACGAGCAATTGCTTCCAAGTATTCTACAGGCTTTTTAGAATAAACATCTTTCCAAGTAAGTTCATCTTTAACCCAAGAATCCATAGTTTCTTTTTCTTCGTGAAGTGGAGCTGGGTCATCATACATTACAGTTTGGATAACTGTGTATTCAATACCTTTTGGAGTCTTTGCCTTTGTAAGTTCCAAAATCAAGTCACGTCCTTTTTCAGGGTCAGTGATATCACCTTTAGCTCTCCAAATTGGAATGATTTTGTCAAGGATTCCTTCGTTCTTGTAGTTGTGCTTAAAACGCCAGAACTTTACTCCGTCCTCAGGTGCGTCTTTGTCAATTACTTTAACGATGTAGAATTTACGTGCCTTATATTGTTTTGCAAGTTCCTTATCAGAAGCCTTGCCAGTCATCATAAGTTCGTCGTGAATTTCGTTCAAAGGTGAACGCTCGTTGTCGTTTTTACCTGGGTCATAGATTTTGTTCCATTTTCCAGCCACTTGTACTTCGTGGAACCATACTTCTTTAAACGGAGATGAACCGTCAGTTGTAGGTAGGACTCGAAGTCGCTTTTGTCCTGTTGATTTTCCTTGTGGTAGAATTGCCGCGAAGTACTTCTTCATTCGGTCTTCTTGTGAGATTTTACTACCACCTGTGTTTGATTTCGCTTTTTCATACTGAGCGAGAACAGCATCTAAAGAATTTGTCGCCATATTATATAATTTAAGAGTTAATAAACAAAAGTAAGTGTGTCAGCCGTAAAAGTCAAATAAGTTTTACTAATTAGTACTTCAAAGGTTTGAACTCATCTTCTTCACCGTAGTCATTGAAGGTTCTTTTAATCTCGTCAACAGAATAGTCTTCGACTTCGTCAGTTGTTAGAACGTATTCGTTCTTACCTGATTTTTCAATGTCTCCTTGTTTGTCGGTAAAAAAGTCTGTAAGTTTTTGATTGAATGGTCCAGAGTCCAAACTTCTAAGTTCAAGTTTTTCTTGATTAGTTTTTGGTCTGTATTTTTCAATCTTTGCCTCTAAGTCATTAAGTTTTGTCATAACTTGGTCCATGTCAGATAATTTTTGTTCCAAGTTAGTAAGTTGAGTAAATAAATTGTTAAAATACTCTTCTTGTTTGTTTTCAATATTTTGTTGTGATTTTACTAAATCAGTGATTTCCAATTCTTCTGAGCCGGTTTCTCCTCCCTCTTCTTCCCCTTCCTCACCAACTTTTTCAACATCAGGGTCTGCAGCTACGTCAACAGGAGTTGGTTCTGCCTCAGCGGTAGGAGGAGTTGCTGGTGGAGTTGCTTCACCACCAGGTGGCGGAGGTATTGTACCAGGTGCCTCAGCCGGTGGAGTTTCTTCAGGTGCCGGTGGAGCTTGTTCAAATATATAATTATTGATTTGATTATATCGGCTTAACTCTTCGAGTATTGTTTTTGAAATTTCCATTTTTTTATCCGTTTAAAAGTTGTTTAATACCTGATTTGGTTTCAACATTAATTTTTTTGTTAGACATATAAGTATTGTCAACTCTCTCAATAAGACCATCTTTCATTCTTACAGTATAGCAATCTCCGGTGTCCAAATCACAAACTTCTTTAAATCCGTTACCGGCATCTTTTTCTGTAATTCTTGTTTTTCTACCGAGGTAGGTGTCTAATAATTGTTTTACGTCCATAATATTAATTTATATATAAATATGTTATTAACCTAAATAAGTTTTAACTCTTAAATATGATTCTCTAACTTTACTTTCAAATGAGTCATATTGTGCAGGATTTGAGGTTTTGAAATCGTCAAAAAGATTTCTTGTTTGTTTTGTTTTGTTATATGGGACTTTTTCAATCCATGCTCTAGCAAAAGTTGCCACGAAATTAGTTTCTGAATTTATATCAACATTCGCAAAATCATTCTTATATCTATCATAATTAAAGTCAACACATAACTCAGGATTTTTGAACACTGCAAAGGCTTGTTGTTGGTTATCACTTCCATTTAAACAAATAAAGTTTGGTTCAAACTGAGACAGGGAACTTTGACTATACGCTTTTTCAGAAATAGGAGTACTTGATAAATTGTTATTAAAACAACTAAATTGTCCATTTCTGTAATTAACAACTGAGAATAATGTATAAACAACATAAACATATTTGGTATCAGCACTTAATTTACTATATATTAAATCATAAAGGTTTTTGTCCGCAAAATTTACTTCGGTTGGAGTTGTTAACGTAAACGACTCATATGCTTCTGAAGGTTTACATATTGGACTTCCGGCTGACTGTAAATTTCCAGTAATATTTGTTGAAACTGTGTTTTTGGCACTAATTGTATTTGTATCTAATGTTTTTTCCGTTTCTCTTTTTTGTCTTAGGTCACTTGTAAGTTTGGACAAATAGTTACTCTTAATCGTATTAAGCAGTGCGTTTTCAATTGGTGGTGTATATAACTTTTGTCTTGTACCTGTCATTTTTGTTGTAAAGTTACCATCGCTTATGACGTGTTCTACATCTGTTATCATATACGGACCGGCAAATAATGGTATGTTTCTTAAAACAAAATACATTGTTGGTTGTATCATAACATTACCAAAAGAAGTTACTGTTGCCTTATAACTTCTAGTTTTATAGATGTTAAATAAACTAGTACTTTGGGTTGAGCTCTTTGTTCCTCGATATGTATTTGCTAACTCATATTCTTGTTGTAAAGATTCAGATGTTGCCTTACCTATATCTTGCGAAACTTGTACGTTAGTAAAAACGCTTTGGTTTTGTAATCCCATATCTACGGCAAATCCAACTACTTTATTTGATTGACCATAATCAGTTTTTTGTTCGTTTTGGTTTAAATTTTCAACTAATGGATTGTTTGTTTGTACACCCAAATTAAAACTATCATCCAAATATCCATTTTTTGGGTTAGCGTTTTGCATTTGTTCAGATGGTAATTCGGTATAAACAAATACTAGTTTTGTTTTACTTTTTTGTAAATCTACCGTATCAAAAGTACCGAAAAGGTCATTTGCAACATCAGGGCTAGGTGATGGGGGGTCACCGACATTTTGTACATTATAAAAATTAACATATGATGGTAATGAAAATGGTTGGAAGTGACAATCGGTTGCAATTGATGTAATAATGAAGTACAACGGACTTTTTGGATTATCTTTAAGATAATTTCTTGTTTTTTTTATATCTACAATTACTTGGTTTCCTACATCTCTATTCGCCCTATCTAAAAACATACAATCCTCAAACAATGTTTCACTTTCATAATTGTTACCGGCAATCCATTTATCATTAATTGATTTAAACAAATTATAATATTCTAATTTATTTAGTTCTCCTTCTGTTGCACTATCATCAATATCTTTCTCAGTTCTTGCTGCTGGCAAACTAGTTTTTAATTTTACAAAAACTCCATCTAAAATATAATTTCTAAGAGTGTCAACATCAGTTAAGTAGTCGTCAACTTCTTGTTTAAAATTAAAATTTCCACCTGAACTTACCCATTTTCTTGTTGCATATAATTTTATCTCTTCTGAAAATCTTCGAATCATTTCAGGAGTAAACGCAATGTTCATATCAGGAAAGAAGTCAGTTATAAATGAACCATTATCAGAATAAGAAAAACCAGTATAGTTCAAAAACCCCACTCTTAACCTAAGTTCTCTCCACGCCTCGGGATAAGCCAATTCAGAAT